AGACGGCACTGAGCTACGCGCTGACTGGCAGCTACAACAACGACCAGCTAGTCGCGGCCTCTAAGCAGTTCAGCAGCCGCAGCCAGATGCCACGGTTCAACGCTGCATGAGCGCATCGCCTCAGCGATTAACCACTTGATCTGCGATCGCTGGCTGGCCTCTTGCTCAGCCAGCAACAGCGCATACTCCAGCAATGCGTTGTAGTCCTTTACTGCATGTAGCTCGCGCAACATTTGGGCATTGGCTGCGCCGTGAAATTGTGCTTCCATTGTGTGAACTAACGGATTCATCATGTCTGACAGCATCAAGGACTATCTCAACAGTATCGCCAAGTATCCGCTATTGACACCGCAGCAAGAGATACAACTCGGGAGGCGCGTGCAACGGCTGCGTGAACTGCAATCACTGGATCGCCCGCTGACCAATGCCGAACAGCGTGAAAAGCGCAGCGGCGAACGCGCCCGCCAGCGGTTCATCCAGTGCAACTTGCAACTGGTCGTGCATGTCGCCCGCAGGTACGACAAGCGCAACAACAAGACCATGGAGCTACTCGACCTGATCCAAGAAGGCAACATCGGCCTGGCGCGTGCTGTTGAGCTGTTTGACCCAAGCCGCGGCTATAAGTTCTCGACCTACGCCTACTGGTGGATCCGCCAAGGCATCACGCGCGCACTGATCAGCAGCGATGCCATCATCCGGCTGCCAATTGGTGTGCACGAGACGATGTACAAGATCAATCGCACGATCCAGGATCTCAGCCATCAGCTCGGTTACCAGCCGAGCATCACCAGAGTGGCAGAAGAGATCGACATGGACCCCGGCGAGTTGTCCAATTTGCTCCGGCAAACCTATACCGTTACCAGCATCGACCAGCAAGTCAACAACTCAGAAGGCCACAGCATTGTTGACACCATTGCTGATCCCAACGTAGTTGACAATGACATCAGCCAAGATGTGCAGATCATGCTGCGTTACGTTGACCAGTACCTAGACGATAGAACCAAAGCAGTTATTGAAGCGCGGTCGTGTTATCCAGCCGTCACATGGGCGCAACTTGAGCGTGAGTATGGCATTTCGAAGACTGCTCTGTACGACATCTATAAGCGCGGCGTCGGTCGCATCCGTATGCTGATGAGCAACCCTCTGACGGACACGCCCCTTGGAACCAACGATCAAGCGTCACGGTGACATGTGGCGCGTCTGTATCAACGGCATGTGCCGTGATCATGCGCAAGACTGGCAGGCGCTTATCTTCTATCATCAGATGTTGAATCAATCAACCAATCCTGAATCTTTAATACGCGATCAACAGTCCATGAGTCCTGACGGCTGAACCACTCGCGCCATTCCTCGCTGCCTTTCCTGCGATTGCAATTGCGGCACGCTGGCACCAGATTGGTTGTAACTGTAGCGCCGCCTTTATGGCGTGGCTTGACATGGTCCAAGGTGTCGGCTAACGCGCTGCAGTATGCGCACTGATGGCCCCATGCCTCAAAGATCTGCTGCCTGAATTGATGCTTTGCACTGCGCTTAGAAACGAGATTCGAGCCATCAATCGAGTGATCCACGCAATTCGGGGATTGGTAGCACCTGAAGACTTAACCCCAGGATGTGATCGTTGGACGGCGCTAACTCAGTGAGCCGCGCTGCAAAGTCGTCCGACACCTCTCCCGGATCATCGTTGTCACTCTCGACGACGATGGTGTACTCGATCTCTAGGACGTACTGCTTCATACGGTTGGCCGGCAGGTGATGTCAACGCCACCGCGTTTGCGTGGCTTCAGCGTAAGCCAGATCCCGCCTAGTGACTTAGGCATCACGATACGCTCAATGGCCCAGCCGCCAGTGCCTCCAAACTCCTGCTTGTAGGTGCCGGTTTGCAGGTGCCAGCGCTGCTCAATCCATGCCTTGCCGTTGTCAGCAATCCTGTAGCACGGATGCGCGACAATGCTGCGCTCATGGTTGTGGCCATTGACAATCACATCCGCATCCGGTGCGATGCTTGCATACCGGCCTCCACCCATGGTGCCTTTGGTAATGATGCCGCCCCATGCGCCGTGATGGAAGAACAAAGTACACCGCCTGACGGCTTCATTCTCGCCACGATAGAACACAAACCGCACAAACCCTTGGTAACCCATGTGCTCAGTGACAGCACCATCATTACGCATGAGTCGGACCACGTTCTCTAGCGGGTCGATCTCTTGGTTGTTGAGCACGGCGGTTTCGTGGTTGCCGTCACCCATCATCAGGATCATGTCGCCGTATGGTTTCAGCAGATCTGCTGATTCACGAAATACCAAATCAAAGTAGTTGCCGCCTAGGTGCTCTGGCCTGATGTCACCTTTACTGCCGCGGCGGTCTTTCTTGCCTTGCATCAGGCACAGCACATCACCAAAAAACAATGCATGACCGTTAGCATCACGACATTCAGCTAAGTGCTGCAGTAGCAGTTTGCGGTTGCATTTTGGATTGTCAAGGTGTATATCTGACGCGAGCAGGAATGTTGATTCTTCTTTGTGGCTGCTGTACGGTATCCGTATCTCTATCAATTCTGGCGATAGCCGTTTTACGCTGATCGCCATGCCGTGTGTAGCGGCTTACACCAGCAGTCTAATAGTCCCAGCGCACGCGAGGTCGGCCTTTGCGGACGCCAAGGTGCACGAACCCTTTAGGTGCGCCGTATCCGATGCTGTATGGCCAGTTCTTGTCGCACCATACCTGGACTGCGTTGATGTCGGCGCCTTGGATGTAAAAGTCAACTGCACCGACGCTTGGCGCGTCATAAAGGTGCTCGCTGCTGCTGGCACCGCCAACCGAGCGGTTGATCGCTACTGGCCTGTAGCCGCTGGTGATCACCACTGGCTTGCCGCCGAACGCGCCGCGCACCCGCTCGAGGAACGCCGCCAGCTCGGCTGCGGTGTCGACTTGGTACTGATGGTCAAAACGCCTGGCCTCCTGACCCAGTGCGAATTCGCCCAAGGTGATGTGTGGCGTGATCCGTGCTGTGAACGGGCTGCTCGGTGTCAGCTTGGCGGTTTGCTGCTCAACGCCCCACAACCGGCCCTCAGATTGGCGTCGGCGCAACAGACCCGCCTCGACATTGGTTCCAGGGTTGCGGTACAGCAGCAGCGCCTCGGGCACCGCTGCCCAGTCCTTGTCCTTCAGGCACTTGCTGATCGTCTCGAATCCGGTGGTGCCGTAGAACCCGCTACCTAGGTTGTAGGCGAAGCTGATCAGCGCAGACTGCTTGTCGCCGGACATGGCATTCCAGAACGGTACGGTCGCCCTCAGCTTCTCGGCGACGCGCTCGATCTCAAGGTCCAGCAGCTTGCCAGCGTCGATGACGGTGATCTTGTCGCCGCGCTGCACCTTGCGGCCATCGCTGTATCTGGTGGTGCCATAGCCGATGGTCCATGGCTCACCACCGCTGAGCGGATCGGGATAGGCCGACAGGTGGCAGCCCTCGAACTCTTTGATCAGCTTGACGGCTGCGTCATAACTGTGCACCTTGCCGCCTTGGCTCCATGTCTGGAACCATGGCTGATCCCTATTAAACAAATCAGGCGCAACCTTTAACAGCTCAGCTTCCAATTCAACGATCGCCGCCTGCTGGTGCGGCAGCGCCTTCCAGTACCGGAACAGGTCACTGGGTTTGATCGGTGCTTTAGCCACGCTTGGGGAACATCAACTTGAGGGCCTGCAGCAGAAGCTGGATCCAGCTATTGGACTTGAGCGGCGTCAGCGCGATGATCTCACTGCCAGCAGCAAGGACAATGGCGACAACGGCAACAGTCTGGGCGTCCATGGTCAGCGGTGTGGTCGTGCCTCAAGCGTAGCGACGCGCTGCTCAACACCATTGAGCCGCTTGAACGTCTCCTGGCGATCGGTGCGGATGTCGGTGTGCATGACCTCAAGCTGCGTGGCGATGTGCTCCACTGCAGCGGTGAGCCTGATCACTGCCTCACGGGCTTCATCGTTGCGACGGCTGAACCCCATGGCGCCCATAGCCGCCACGCTGATGGATGCCCCAGCAATAGCAGCGATCAGCTCGATCATGCCACTAGTCTAAGCAGCCCAAGGTAGCCCGCTGGCTTTGCTGGGATAGCGCTGCTCGTCGAGCTGGCTTTGCAGTGCTGCCTCGATTTGCTCAACGTCCAACCGTTCCTTGACCCAGCCGACCACGATCTCTTCGGTAAGGTCAGCAAAGGGGATCATGTCCTCCTCGGGACGCTCGAAGCCGATCGAGCCATAGGCCCCTGCGGTGTAGGTGCCGTCGTTGGCGTCGATGGTGTAGTGAGCCGTGAAGACGTAGCCGTCGGCGGTCTCGCGCTCCAGTTGAGCGATGTGCCAGGTGAAAACGGTGTCGGACATGTGAGTTTGGTGTGGTGGTTAGTAGAGAGCAGGATTAATCAGCAAGCCATCAGCACGCAGGGCACGCAGTAGCTGCCATCTTCATAAGTGCAGGTGACGTGATTGGATGTCACCTTGGCGATGGTCTTGCTGCGAACGATGTCATCGTCCTGAGGAATTGCGGTGCCATCGCCAGTGGACATTAGCAGTTGCCCACGATGCACTGGGATGCCTGCTGAGATGCGGATGATGAAGTCACCCGTCATCGCGCAGTAGAAGTCGTCGGTGTAGGTGTCGTCATCGTCGTCCCATGATTGGAACACGCCAGCCACGTTCAGGTCGCCTTCAACGTCGCTCACCTTCATGCGGTTGAGTTGTTCGTTATCTTCATCGCCCCACTGGCACATCTCGTCGATGTTGCTCAGCACGGTGCCGCGCAGGATCTCAATGCGCTCGGCGCCGCCAGGAAGTTGAGACCAACGAGAAAGGTGAGCACCGTTTAGGGTAACAGTTGAACCAGAAACAGAAATGTCTCCTTCCTCTGTTCCATCCTGAGCAAAAACAATTAGTTTGCCATCATTGCCAATTCTGTTAATTAAGACAGGCGTATCGTTTGATCGAGCAACTTGGACAACTCCGCTCGTCCCAAGATTAACACCTGCAACCGAAGTTTGATTCCAAATAATGTCAGTGCCTTGAGATCCTATATTGACAGATCCTCCATTCGTAATCCTCATCCTCTCCGTCGGAGAAGACGCCCCATCGGCCGTAGTGGAGAACACTAGGCGAGTTGGCATGTCGTTAGCGCCGGGGGTGCCGTCTACAAAAGCCTCTATTGAGGCTCCAGAGACAAACTCAGTCCCATCACTTCCTTGGAATCCAATCGAACCTAAATAATCATTGGCTTGAACAACGGTGTTTGAGCCTATCGTTGCTCCGCGAGATTTAGCAAACTGAATTGATGAGCTATAAATGTCATTAGAATTGCAGATTAATGCTTGTGCGCTAGTGGTGTCTGAAGTGCCTTCTATTTGCAAACGTGGCGTCCATGAGGTGTTAAAGAAATTGCTACGCGCAGTAGACGTGCCAACTAACAGGCGGCCGGAGCTGTCGATGCGAACGCGTTCTGTTGAATCAGTTGAAAAAGCTAAAGGGGCTGCACCAGTGGAGAATAATGCAGACCCACCACCAAGTGCGTCACTATTTCTGACCAAAGCAATATACTCGCCAGAATTATTTACAGCGTAGACTTTTGCCTGAGAAGCGCTTGTGTTGCTTGTATTGGTAACTTTAATCCCAGGATTAAATGCGCTATCCGAATAAGAGATAGTAAGGCTTGTGTCTGGACTCGCAGTGCCAATCCCGACGCGGCCTGAGGAGTCAACAAACAACCGCCCCGTGCCGCCGGTGCTGATCGCAACCTGATCTGCACCGGGTCGGTAGATGCCGGTGTTGGGGTCGCTCTCAAAGCCGATGCTGGGTGCTGCCGCGGTGCCATCTGGTGCGCCGCGGAGCAGTTCCTCCATCGTGATGCGCTTGTTCTTGTTGGCGGCTGATGCCTCGCTGATGTCAACGATCGGCAGGTAGTCGCCTGCAGCAGGCGCCGTAAGCGCTGTCAGGTCAGAGATCTTACGGTCGGCCATGTGCTATCAGGACTCGTACACTATGTTAACCGTACCAGCGTCAAAGGTATCTGGCGTGTTAGTGCTAGTCAACCGCACTTGTGTCAGCACTGCACCCAAGGTGGCATCACCGGCGCCATAGGTGCTGACCGTGGTGCCAGAAACCGCAGCGCGCTTTATGTTTGACGTATAAACCCAATTGTTGCCGTCAACCCTGATCATATGCACTATGCCTGAGTTCAGATATGTGCTGGCATTTCCAGGTTGCAAAAGAAAGCCAGCGCTGCTGTATTGGCTGACCGTTCCTGTCACTGCCTCCGAGTTGGAGTTATAACCGCTTGTGACAAAACCGCTAGCGGTGCCAAGCTGAACGATTAGCTCATTGCTGCCGTTAGTGCTGACGCCATAGAGCATCATGGTGATCCGGTTGGCCCAGCTTGGGATGCTACCAAATGTGATCGCCGTGCCAGACGTGGATGCCTGTGCGGTTGCGCGTCGAGTTTTTTTGAGGCCGAGGTTAACTAGGCTTGCATCGCCAACCTCAATGTAATCCGTGCCGCCACTGTTGCCGATATACAAAGCATGATCATCTGAATCGACGTACCACTGATAGGCAAACTTGCTGGCCGGCTGCCCTGATCCACTGTTGTTGGTGCGGATCGCCGCCAACGCATCATTAAGGTCAGCGCGAAATGCTGCACCAGCCAGGTTGGCAATGTTGTAGTCGTGTTGCGCCATTAGGTGATCTCCTTGCCGTAACCAACGGCGGTGTATTGGAAGTTGCGTGCGACTGGCTTGTCGCTGTTGTCCTGGATCACAAGATCAACGCCAGTGCGCGATAACGTATCCAGTGTATAGTAGTCGCCGCTATCTGCGTTGAAGATGGTGATCCCCATCGTAGGCGACTGGTAGAAGTTGTCAACGAAGTCGATCAGGAACGGCCCAGCAGCAGTGCCGGTGCCGGTGCCCGGTCCAGTTGCGGTGAACTTGGTGCCAGGGTTGTTGTTGGCCGCGCCGATCAGTGTGAAGTTGGTCGTCCCTGCGCTCACAATGGTGTAGTCCCTGCCAGCCTGGATCTCGGCTGCTGTGTTCAGTGTGTCGCTTACATCAGAGATCTCAGCACGCTGCTGCATCTCGACTGTAACGCCGACATCAGTAATCAATATGTTCTGCGATGGATCGATTGTTGTTGCGATGACCTTGAACTGGAATGCACGACCGCGGACCGTTGCGTTGGCGAACTCGCGCCATTCGCCCCAGGTCGGCGACCCCGATGGATTGTCGGTCGTGCTGCGGACATACATCGACGCATTTGGGCCGTCAGGCGCAGCATCGTCGATCAGACCCCAGTCGTCGATGTAAAGCGTTTTGTCATCGATCAAGGCGCCGGCCGCCAGCGTGGTGAACTCAAGCGTCCGCCTGATGTTGATGTCATAGACCTGGGTCAGGTCAAGCGTGTCACCCAGCTCATAGGTGCCTGTTGGCAGGATGTCGCCGATGCTGTCGATTGAGCCAAGGTCGTCCCAGGTGCCCATGTCATCCACCAGCACCGTGCCCGCCAGCAAGATGCCCTCGGATTCGGCCGAGTAGAACATGCCGGTGAAGGTGCCATCAAACGGCGGATGTGTGTAGGTCTGGACGATCTGCCGCGGCAGTGGCGTCGGCAGGTCAACGATGATTGCGGACGCCGTGCTGCTGCGGTTGCCGGTGTCATCCTCGAACTTGAGCAGATAGGTGCCCTCCAGCAATGGCACCTGCTTCTGGGTCTGGCCACCGGCCGCCGCGGCAACGATCTCCTGCGCATTTTCCCAGGATGCGCCGGTCAGTACCGGTTGATGCCGGATCAGAACCTTGCCGTTCAAGATCACATCCAGCTCTTGGCTGCGGTTCCAACTGATGACGGCCGAGGCCTCATCGATCGCAACCAGGCTGAGGCCAGTGGGCGACGCTGGGGGAGCCGTCTTGCCCAGGGCGGTGATGGTATTGGTGGCGGGCGACGATGAGCGAAGGTTGGTGGGGCTGACACTGTAGACCTCGATCTGATAGACGCCTGGCGTGGTGTCGAGGATCTCGTAGTCAGGTCGCTGGACCGTCAAATCAGTCCAGTTGTTGTCCTCCAGTCGATACCTGAATCTGTAGGTGCCAATACCATCGACTGGGACCCAACTGATCACCAGCTTTGACTGGACGACGCCGTTGTTGTCGTAAAGGGCTTCAGTTGCCGTGAGCCCAGTGGGAGCCGGAGGAATAACATTAAGGTTCGTGACATCACGCTCTTGCAGCGGTTGACTGCGCTCGATGTAGTCGTACTTGCTGCTGTTGTACGCCATCGCAGTGATGCTGTACTGCGCTTGGTCTTGCTCGGTGATGCCGATCACGCGCCAGGTGGAGGCCTGGATGTCTGATGTCTGGAAAATCCAAATGCTGTTGGCGTTTGGCGCTGCTGAATAGGCGCTGCTGACCGTGATCACACTGCCGACGATGGATGACACCGTTTTGGATTCAACCGCACCGGTTGGCAGGATCACCGACAGCGTCGGGCTAGTACCGAGCACCAAGCCAGTGGCACTGTCGACGGTGATTGCTGTTGTCGTTGCGGAGGTGATCCGCCCACCACGGCGCTCGGAGCTGCGGGTGGGATCGGAGACCTCGATCACCTGCCCCGGGCGCACCACCACACCGGCATCGATGGATGTCGTGAAGCTGATCACCTCGCCTTCGTAGCGGTTGGTGTAGAGCAACCACTCGCCAAGCCTCCGTGCTTGCTTCCGGCTGGTGCAGGCAAAGGCGCTCAGTTCTGTGGTGATCACGCCAAAGCGGTTGATCCCGTCGCGGTCCTCGACCACTTCCTTGGCGATGTCCCGCAGCTCCAGGTCCAGGTAGCTGACCACGGCCACCGTCGGCTTGGACTTGAGGCTGGCACCCTGATAGCTGAAGCCCTCGGGGGTGACATTCGCCAGCGTGAATAGGTAAGCCGGGTCTTGCGGCTTGTCTTGATTGATTGTCAGTGCGCCCGCAGACCAATATGGCATCACTCGGAATACCGAGCACATGTCGTTAATCAGTTTGTACGCTTCTTCTGCTGTTTGGATATTGACGTTGCAGGAGAATCTAGGCTCGCCGTCAACTTGCTCCGAGCAGTATTGCGATGCGGCGTAGAAAGCGAACTTGTCAAGCTGCGCAGCAGTGATGTGATCGCCAAATCCATAGCGGGTGCTGGTCAGCAGATCCCATAAAATCCAAGCTGGATCCGTGGTCCATTGAGCGGCTCCAAAGGTGCCGTCCCACGCGCCAGAGTATGTGATGCTGCCATCGACGGCGCTGATCGTGCCATTGCTAGGGATCAACACCTTGATGCCGCGCACCAGATAGCTGCGGGCCGGGACGTTGCTGAACTGCTCAGCGTCAACGCGAATGCCGATTAGGGCGCTGTTGCCGTAGCGCAACTTGGCGCGGGTAATTTCGGTGTAGCTGGTCCACTGAAACGCGTTGCTGACTTTCGCGCTTGTGGAGTCTGCTGTGATGCGTGAGACGCGGATGTTGACCGGGAATGCACCATCAAGCTCGATCTCGTAATCGCGCTGGTACTTGTCGGCAGATCGACCCTTGATGGTGCCATCAAGGCCGCTCACTTTGGTCTCGAATCCGCCGCCGGCATATTGAACCTCAATCTTCAACTCAAAGCTCTGGCCGACGATGTCGCCTTGGTTGTTGAAAGCCTGGAGTTGCGGCACCGAGATGGTGATCCGCACCGCGTCAATGCTGTTGTCGGTGATCGTGCGAACGACAGGCGTGTCCTTTTCGACGGTGACGCCAACTGGGATTTCGTTTGCAGGCCCAGAGCCGAACGGAATTGGCTGCTGCACTGTTGAACCAGTGCCGGTGCGCTCATACCATTCGACATTCTTAAAATTAAACTCACCGCCTTCGTTTACTAGCGGCGTATTGTCTAAAAAAATAGACTTTGCGCCATCCTTCAAGCCATAGATCTCACCTTCGCTAATCAGGTCGATGACCTCGGCGTACTGCGTTGAGATCAGGTTGTCTTTGGCTTCCGATGGCGACCGGCCACCACTTGCGCCGCCTTTGCCGCCGATCATGCCTTCACCTGCACGGTGTCAATGCCAGCGCTGATCACCACGCTACCGACTAGGGTCTCGCCGTAGACAATCGGAACCGGCACGCCCTGACGGCTGGTGTTCTGCACACCGCTGAAGCTGTAGCTCTTGCGCGGGTCGTTGGCACCGTCATTGCCGAGCGATAGCTGGGGAGTTGGCGTCAGCAGTCCAGCCACACCACCAAGGGTCATAAATAAGCCAATGCTTGCGACCAGGCCCTTCACCGCAATCGGCGCCGACAATCCAAGCGTGCCAATCGCAGCAGCGCCTGGAATAAAGAACGAGCCGATAACCAGTGCAACGCCCAGCAAGATTTGCCCAACATCCCCACCAGCACCACCGATCACAGGGATGATGCGAATCTCCTGTTGCCCCACCGGATGGTGCAAGTCATTGAGTGTTAGGCCAAAACCACCAACCGTGACGCGGTAGTACTGGGCGCTCATGTGCCGCTCCAGCCACGGAAAGTTGACCAGCAAGAATCGCACGGCCTCGGCGGCACTGCTAACGGCTGCCTTGAACGTGCGTTGTCCAAGCAGCTTGGCAAGATGGCCGTAGACCCGAATCGTCTGCATGCCTCAGTTTAAGCCCTGCGCATTTCTGCAGCCAGCCACCATAGGTTTCGCGGCTGCTTAGCCGATTGCGCAATTGATGCAAGACTAATTGATCGCCGATGTAAACACCGCAATGATTAAGGCCGCGGTTGCCGATCTGAAATAGCAACAGGTCGCCGTATTCGAGGGTTTCGTCCGGTAGCAGTTGCCGGAACCCGGTCGATTCCCAGCACTCGGCAAACATCGGCTGCTGCTCGAACTGCTCGGCCGTTGGCGGCCGCGGCCAATCCCGCAGCACCAGGCCGTGATGCTCGTACCAGTCCCGGGCCAGGCTCCAGCAATCGGTCACGCCCCACACCCAGCGGCGGCCAACCAGCGGCGGCCGGTAGCCGCACGGCAGCAGCTCATCACTCCACTCACCGGTTGACGGCGACACGATGAACCAGGGCAGCCCGCTGCGCTCGATCGCAGTGCGGTCCACCTCGCTGGGTGCTGGTGGTGTGTGCGGGTGGCTGTGGACCACGGCCAAGATCTCGCCGGCATCCTCGGCCGCGGCGAAGTCGATCGGGTCGAGCACGAACAGCTCGTCGCTGCTGCCGATGTTCTTGCAGGGCCAGTAGCGTTCCTTGCCCTTGACCACTACGAGCAACCCACAGGCCTCGCGTGGATATTCAGCACGGGCGTGCTCCAGTGCAGCGTCGCGCCAGGTCATGTGTAGTAGGAGCCAACGCCTGGGAAAGCGCCGAACGGTAGGACGCCCTGGTCGCGCAAGGTGTAGTTCCTGCTGGGCGGCGAGAACGTGTAGGTCTGCGACGACTGCGCTGGGATCGTGTAGAACTCGAAGGTCCCGCTGTTTCCCGTGACAGTAGCCGCATAGGTCGTCTGCACCCATGACGGATAGAAGTACTCCGCATCAGCATTGGTGTAGATCGCGCTCACCTTTGCGTTGGCGGTAGATGGGATGCCCGGGCCGACGATGAACTGACCCACTGCGATGCCGGTGGTGCTGTTGACCGTGATCACGGTGCCTACCACTTCGCCGCTGTCGTCTCGGCCGCGACCGTAATAGCTCTCGCTGGAGTCGATGTATCCGGTGGTGCTAGCAGCCGCTGCGCCCTTGATCAGGGTCCAGTCCACTGCCTGTCCCAGGGTGATCGTCGTGCCAGCGATCGCAGTGATGACCGTGCCAGTGCCGATATTGGGACCAGACACCGTCATGCCAACGCTGAGTCCGGTTGCGCTGGCGACGATGATCTGCGTCCGGTTGGTCTGAAGAGTGCCGGTGGTGGTGACATTGGTGGTGGCAGTTGCAGCCGCGCTCATTGTGATCGTGTTCCCGGCCACGCTGACCACGGTCGTGGATGCCGGAACGCCAAAGCCACGCACGGGCGATCCGGCCTCAACCGTGGTGGCCGTATCGAGCACCAGCGCGGTGCTGCCAGTGGTCACCGTGCCGGCCCTGACGACCTGGTCGAACCGCAGCCGGCAACTGTCCAATCGCTTACCGCACACATCCTCGGCAAGGGTTGCCACGACTTGATCATTCTCGTTGTAGTACGCGTTGCCGTTGTAGCTGCACTCGGCCGAACGGTACTCCCACTGGCAGAAGCTGCTGATGCACTGACGCTTGGGCGCTCTGACGCCAGCTAGGTCGAATGATGCCGCCAGCTCAAACTCGATCGCATCACGCGTCTCTGTCGCCTTGCGGTCGATGTAATAAATCTCCCGCGGGAACTCAGCCGTGGGATCCGGGCTATAAGGGCTGATCCCATCGGGCCAATTGGCGGCATCTAAGTAACGCAACAGTGTGCGGATGCGGGTCACCTTGGCACCCTCGATGCCGCGCGGCAGCGTCAGGATTAAGCCAGTGATGGTGCCCAGCAGATTGCTGATCCGCAACTTTGGCCTTGGAAGTTGACCGGTGCCGCTGTATTCAAAGCCATCGGCCTCAAGCGGAAATCTGGTGTAGGCGCTACCAGCCCACACCACGTCAAAGTAGTCAAGCTGATCCAGCTTGAACTTGTCGCCATCTTCCAGCAACAAATCATCGCCATCTTCCAGCAGCAGGAATCCTGGTGTGTTGGCATTAGCGCCGGCATGAAACCGATAGGTTTCGTTAACACCATGCTGAGCGGTGTTCAGCTCCAGCTCGAACAGCTCAATGACCGCGCCAGGGTTGATCTCCTGCAGCGCTGAGACCGGTACAGCCATCAGGGTTCAAATACTTGCCGGAACGTGGCAGTGATCACAGCCCTGCCGGTGTACGGGATCGACTTGGTCCAGCTACTGCACACCCACTTGTAGGCCGTTGCCTCATCTGGCGGCGTCCAGTCAAAGGAAGCACCATCAGCAGCGCGAGCATCAAGGAAGGTCTCAATCGTATCCGCATTGGCTTCGGTGATGTTGTTCCATGTCAGTGACCACTCTTTTGGGTTTTGATTCCTGCCAAATGTCAACCGGTGCTCGTAGCCATCACCGAACTGCACAACCCGTTGCCGTGGTGTGCTGCGCTTTTCAGCGCCATAGGCAGGTGTGATCGCTGGGAAGGTGGCCATTATGCGAGCAATCCTCCGGGGCGCTTCTGCTTGACGATCTCTTGCTGCACTGCGACAGACACGATCCTGCCAAGCTGATTGGCCCGCTGGTCATCACCCTGCACGCTACTGCCGCTGGCGTCAACGTTGACGACCACACTAACGCCACCGCCAAAGCTGCCGGTTGGTGCGATGCCGCCGCTACGTCCTGGCATGAACAGCTCAGGACCACGCTCGCCGACCAGGTATGGCTGACCAGCGCGGACACTGCCGCCCATGGCACGGAAGCCAAGGCCAATCGTGCTGAATGGCGTCGCCGTGAAGTCGCCAGACAACATTGAAGTGCCAAGGGCGCTGCCCTTTACGCCTGCATAAGATAAGCCGCCGCCGCCACCGCCGCCAAGTCCGCCTAAAAATCCGCCAATAGCATTAATTGCCTTTTGTATAACGAAGACCCGCAGCAGTTGGTTGGCGATGTCGATCAGCACGCCAGAAGCGATACGCCGCAGGCTGGTGCCAAAGTCCTCGCTGCCTTGAATTAGCGCATTAAACGAAGATGTCAATCCTTCACCAATGGTGGTGGCAAGGCTGTCAGCAACAGCCTTCTGCTGTTTCTGGTTTTCGGTCAGTTCAGCCTGCAGATTGATTTGATTTTCAAGCGCTGCAATCTGATTTCTAGCGCTTTCGTTCTGTAGCTCCGTTAGCTCGCGTTGGATTTCCCGTTGATTAGCGATCAGTGCTGTATTGCCTTCATAAATAATGGCTTCTTGGGCTCTGATGTCTTTTTCTTGCGCCAGTGCCTGCGCGTAGCGATATTGAATGTCCAGTTCTTTCTCTTGCCCTTTGAGGCGTACTGCAAGCTGCTTGTCGCCCGCAGCATCAGCAGCGGCAATCTTGTCTTGCAATCCAGATTTGAGCTGCATTAATTGCCCTTCTGCCAGTCGATCACGGATCACCTGAGCAACGCGCTTTTGCTCCTCAGCAGCAGCCTTTGCTGCGCGCTCGGCTTCGCGGGCTCTTTTTCTTGCTTCTCTTTCTCTTTCTTTTTCTGCATCTGGATCATATGTTCCGCCACCGCCAGCGGTTGTGATGGCGGGAATAGCAGGTCCTGCTGGTTGATTCTTTGCATCACGCTTGCGCTTTGCTGCTCCAAATCCTGCGACACCTAACAGCAGCTCACTGCTTCCTGCTGTAAAGATGCCGGCCATAATTCTAAAAGCTGCATTGCGACCAAGTTCATTGAATCTTGCAATTGATCGCAGCAATGGACCATTGAGCGATGCAATCGCGCTTCCTAGCCCTCCAAATGCACCAGCTAGTACCTCAATACCGACTCTAAAGTCGCGCATTACAGTAGCGGCTTCATTGAGTTTATCTATTGCTGTTTGCAGTGCTGCACCAATGACAGGTGCAAAAGTGGTTAGGACCTCATTGCTTAAGTTTTTGAAAGCACTATCTAATCCCTTAAGTTGGTTTTCTAGGCTTTCTTTCATTTTGTCAAAATCGCTTTCTGTCTTACCTGCCGCATCCTGTAATCCTTTTAGGATCTCCTGATAGTCCTTGCCGGCTTTTGCGTTGGCAGCAAAAACCCCTCTCATGCCTTCTTGTGATCCAATTAATCTGGCTGCGGCTTCTTTATTGGTGGTTTGAGCTTTCGCTAACTCGGCCATCAGGCCGGTAAATCCTTTGCCCTGTACGCCGGCAAGGTTCCATTGAATGCCAAGAAACTTTGCAGCATCTTTTGATTCTTTAGTCGGTTGCAGGATCTGCGTCAGTGCTGCACCTAATCCAGTGAAAGCAACTTCAGCGGTAGCGCCATTTTTCGTTGCCGCGGCAATAAACGCATTGACTTCATCCAGGCTGACACCAGCAAGTGCCGCAATAGATGCAACCCTGCCAAGTTGGCTGGTGTAATCAGACCACTCGACTTGTCCGTATTCGATTGCCTTGCTGATGCTGTCGGTAACTCTGATTGCTTGCTCACCACTCATGCCATAAGCATTGAGGGTTTTTGTTAGCACTTCGGTGACTTGTGTCGTATCAGCGAGTCCACCAATGGCAGCTTTGGTTGCAGCTTCTACTAGCTTTAGATTGCCTGCAGTATCGCTGAATCCAGCCGACAATGCTTGGTAACTTGCTGCTGCCAGCTCGGCTTTGCCTGCAACTCCACCAAGCCTAGTGCTTAAGTTTCCAAGCCCTTCATCCAATGCTTTAATATCTCCACCAGCAGTCCCAAGTCTTCTTATGTTTCTATCGAGTTCTTTGTAATCGTTGATTGCTTTGGTGATTGCAAATCCACCAGCCAATCCACTGGCTAGCCCTGCCAAAGATTTCTGCAGCTGCCCGATTGATGTGTCAAGCTGCCCTGACGCCCGGTTGACATCACGCAGCGCATTAACCGCTTGCCGCGCATCAACCCTTAGCTCGACGTTTGAGACTGCCATGGCACCATTCTACCGGCGCCGTGCCCTATCCATTGCTTCCTTCTCGCGCTCGCCTTTGAT